ACAAGCATTATTTTCCAATGACGTCCATTCATAAAAAGTAAACGCATCATTTTATCTTTAGTCCAACTACCATCATATAAACAATCATCTAAAATAACAAACGCACGAGGGTCTATATTTGATTTTTTATAAACTTCTATTTCTTTTTTTACTTGCTTCAATACTGTTTTTTGCCTTTTTAAAATATTTTCTATAATAGCAGTATTGTATTCATCATGAATAAAAAGTTTTGGAACATGTTCAGCATAAAAACCATTGCCTGCTTCAGTTCCACTAATAACAGTTCCTATTGGTATATCTTGATGATAATAAAGAAGATCTCTAACCAAATATGATTTACCTGTATCGCGACGACCTATTAAAACAATAACTGGTCCCTTATTTTCATCTGGTCTAAAACTAATAGTTTTAATATCAAATTTTTTTAATTCTAATGTCATTATGTTTATTAATAATATTATATAATCTAAGATTTAACTAAATAACCTAAGATTTAACTAAATAACCTAAGATTTAACTAAATAACCTAAGATTTAACTAAATAATACAAAAAAGTAAATAAACTATTTAGTAATAGTTAGTAATATTTAGTAATAGTTAGTAATAGTTAGTAATATTTAGTAATAGTTAGTAATATTTAGTAATATTTAGTAATATTTAGTAATATTTAGTAATATTTAGTAATATTTAAAAATATTATTTGTGTTATAAATAAGAAAAATAAGTATTTTGAATTTATTAAATGGAATTAAACTATAGAAAAAATAACAACAAGCAACTTTTTGAAACAATTAGCAATACTGAAACTTTGAATATGACAAATATACAAAATTATTATCCACTATATAACCAATTTTTTGATTTAAATAGTAATAATTATAATACTATTAATCTAAATAATAGTTACAAATTAGAAGCTATAGTAGATAAAATTAATTATAATAAATTTTTAGGCACAATATGTGATATATGTAATAACATATCTAGCAAAAATATTTTTATTAAATTTAGTCCATTAATAGACCCAGTTAAATATATGTTAGGAAAATATGACAATAGTTATAATATTTTAGAATTACCTAAATTTTATAATAGTAATCATATAAATAATAATAGTGATTATCATAAAAAATATAAAAAAATATTAGATCCAAATAACTCAGCATATATTGATGGTTTTTTTTCATTTTTATCTAGTTGCTTATTAAACAACTATAGTTTTTATAATGGATTAAACTATTATGGTGCATTTTTAGGAATTAAAAATAATTTTAAAGTCAATATTTCAGAAGATTTAGAATTTTTAAATGAATCAGAGCATTTTCACAAACATAGAAATAATTTATTTACAATTGAAGCAAGTGAAAAAATGAAAAATATTTTTGGCAAAACTAATAAATATAAAAAATCATTATTAATAAATACTCCTAGCACTAATGAAATAAATATTGAAGACATAATAGAAGATTTAAGTGAAGATTTAAATACAAATTTAAATATTACTAATCTAAATAAACTTGAAGAAACATGTTTAGAAAATAAATCATTAATTCAAGAAGAATTAGAATTGACATATGAAAATTTAGATATTTTAGATAAATTATCTACAAAATCCAGTAATTATAATACAAGTAAAAATGAAACAACTAATTCGGAATCGTGTTCTTCTAGGTCATCAAATACAGAATCATTAGATACAAATACAAGCGAGTCAGATGAATCAAGTAGTGAAGAAAGTTATGACGATGAAGAAATATTTTGTTCAATAGATAAATTTCCTGTTAAAATTATAGTACTAGAATGTTGTGAAAATACATTAGATTCTTATATTTCTAGTAAAAAAATTAAAGATGATGAATGGGAATCTATTATTTTACAAATATTATTTACATTAATTACATATCAAAAAGTTTTTCATTTTACCCATAATGATTTACATACAAACAATATAGTTTATGTAGCAACAGAAAAGAAATATTTGTATTATAAATTTAATAATAGCCATTATAAAGTTCCCACATTTGGCAAAATATATAAAATAATTGATTTTGGAAGAGCAATTTATAGGTTTAAAAATAAATTTATGTGTAGTGATAGCTATTCACAAGATGGAGATGCTGCTACACAATACAATTGTGAACCTTATTTAAATGAAAATAAACCGCGTTTAGACCCTAATTATAGCTTTGATTTGTGTCGTTTAGGATGTAGTTTATTTGATTATTTTATTGATGATTTAGAGGATATTAAAAAATTAAAATCTCCTATTAAAAAACTAATGATAGAATGGGTTTTTGATGATAAAAATAAAAATATATTGTATAAAAATGATGGTTCTGAGAGATATCCTGATTTCAAACTATATAAAATGATAGCACGTAATGTTCATAAGCATACTCCACAAAATGTATTAAAAAAACCACTATTTGAAAATTATATAATAGCAAAAAAGAAAATTAATAATCCAGAAGCAATATTTAATATTGATGACTTACCAATTTTGGTGTAAAATTTATTTTATATTTTATAACAAAATATAAAATATAAAATATAAAATATAAAATATAAAATATAAAATATAAAATATAAAATACAAAATATATTATTAAAAATCTGGTTCATTTGTAAAAGCACTTAATGATTCTTTTGAGTTGCCTATTATTTCATTAATATTAAGTTGTTCTAATCCAAACATTGAAACCATACTACACAAAAATACTATTAAACTATCTTTTGTAATATTTTTAAATGATTTTTCTTCTTTTGTTATATATTTCATATCTATTATTTTATATATCATAAATACAATACTAATTGCTAATGATGGTAATATAAAATTCATTTATTATATTATTACAAAATAAATGAATTTTATATATATAAACGAATTAACTTATTAGTTTATTATAATTTTATTTTAATTCTTCAATATCTAAATCTAAATCTGATTTTTCATCATCAGTACTTATTTCAGTTTTTAAATCTAAAATATCTAAGTCTATTTCATCCGGATCATTTTTTATATTTTTAATATTTAATTCGCTTGTTGGGATTTTCACTTTATCTATTTTTAATTTATAATTTTCTTCATTATCTGAATCATTATTAGACTCACTATTAGAGTCATCATTAGATTCATTTTTAGTATTATGACTAGACCCTAATTTTGATACTAGCGAGCTAATACTTGAACCTCTATTATTTTTAACTATTTCTAAATTGTCTTCATTTAAATCTTTTGTAGCATTTTTAAGTGCTTTCTTTAAGTTTGTTTTACTTTCTTCTTTTATTTTTTCAAGTGCCTCTTTTTTAATTTTTTCTAATTCTTTTGTTTCTTTTAGTTTATTAAGTTTTTCTAATGCTTCTTTATCTGTAACAATTTCTTTCTTTTCTTCCACTTCAACATCTGTTTCTTGTGTCTCATCTAAATACATTTGTAATATGTGTTCAATAGGAATACTATCTCTTATTGTATTTAAAATACATTCTTTTACTATTAATTCTAATTCTCTATTATTTTTTTGTACTTGTAATGGTTTTATATTTGCTTCAAATAAGTATATATTAACATATACTTTTCTAGCAACATTTATATATGTTTTATGTATAAACTTACCTAAATCTGGTATATCAATATTAATTTTTTTTTGTTTTAATCCTACACGTGAAGTTGTTAATGATTTTAATTGAGTAATATGAACACAAGATAATAAATCTTCTAAATAGTTACATGCGCTTGATGTAATTATTCTTTGTTTTTCATTTTCAACTATTTCAGAACTCCATTTTGGTATATTATTTAAAAAATTTTGAAATGTCATTAAATATTTAGACTCTTCATCATTTTCTTTACAAACATTATAGGCTTCTGAAAAAACAGATCTCAAACCTTCAATAATACATGGTGCTAAAGTATTAGTTAATCTAGCACACCACTCATTTTTTGATTCAATTATTGTTGATAATGTATAATCATCCATATTTATAATTTAATTTTTATTTTTTAAATAAAAATTAAACTAAATTGTTTACTTAATTACTTAATTACTTAATTAATTAGTTAATTAAATATTATTAAATATTGAAAAGTTTATAGCACAATTATTATTATAAAAATATAATAATATAAATATTAAAAATTCTTCAGACCTTATTTCCTTTTTATAAATATCAAAAAAAAATACAAATTTTAAAAAGTCTGATTTAAAATTGGAACTATTTGTAAAATATTCTAATAAATTATTAGCACTAATTCCTTTATTATATATTAATGAACTATAATTGATTAATACTATATTTTTAGAATTAACACTTAAGTCTTTCATAGCATTATCTAAATTTTTAATAATTATTGCCAGTTTGCTATTAAATTTATTATTATTACAATTATTTATTGCTAAAGACTTATAAATAGTGTTTAAATTATTAATATTACAAAATATTTCACAAAATCTAGACAATATTGGTCTAATAATTTTTGACTTATTTGCTGTAACAATAAAAAATCTTGTATTATTATATATTTCAATTGATCTTCTTAGTGCTGATTGAGCATCTAATGTTAAACTATCAGCATTTAATAGTACAATTGATTTGAAATTTGTTATATTTTTATGAATTATTGTGTTTGCGAAAAATCTTAAATTGTCTCTTATAAATTTTATATTTCCTTTTCCCAAACTACAATTTAATATGAGTGTATTATTTTCAATATTTTTATAATTTTTATAAATATATAATAATAATTGCTCTAATAAGGTTTTTTTCCCAATTAAATTATTTCCATATAATAATAAATTTGGTAAATTATTTTTATCATGTAACTCTTTCAAATTTTGTAACATTATTTAAAAGTAAAAAAAAATATTTAAATTAAAATATTATTTACATAATTAATACATATGTGTATATTATTAGTATTACATTATAAATATATATTTATAAACATAATATGAGACAAATATATAATATAATTTTTTTTATATGTAATCTTAGTGAATTGTCACATAAATTGTTTGAAAAAAATACTAATAAAATTATTGATGTTGTTGAAAATAATTTAATACATAATTATCCTAATAATAATCTTAATATTTATTATGAAAAACGTATTAAATCAAAAAAGCGTATTATTTCAAAACTACAAAAATTCAAAATACCATATGATATATATGGATTAAGAATTATATATAATTCTAATACTGATTACTATAATACTAAAATTGCCTATATTATAAAAAATATTATATATGATAATTTCAATACATTAGATTTTATAAGTGATGATTATATAGCGAGACCAAAAAATAATAATTATCAAAGTTTACATCTCTATATTGTGTGTAATTTGTTAATAGAAATTCAAATAAGAAATACTAATATGCATAATGTATCCGTTAATGGATCAGCATCAGATTATTATTTATAAAGTTTTTATTTAATTATTTAATTATTTAATTAAATAATTGGTCAAAATTTAATTTTAATATTTTAAGCGACACTTGTGAGAGATTTAGTATAAGGGTTATTTTTAAAGGCACTTAATAATGATTCGTCCATTCGCGATGCATTATAATTTACATCATAACTTTGCATTCCATTTATTTCTCCCATAAATTCTCGTGATGGAATAATGCTTTGATTGTTATTGATTATGGGTTGTCTATTTTGTTGAAAAATAGCATCATTGCGAGAGGTTGTTGAATTATTATGATTATTAAATAAACTCATATTTCCTTGGTTAGGACGCGACTCATATGTCTTATTTGCAATATTTTGTTGAGCATAAGCACTATTATAGGGTCTCAATCCTTGAACATTTGAATTGCCATTACCAATATATTCTTTATTTGTGCTTGTTCTTTGATTATTATAATTTTGATGGTCAGTTACCATATAAGCATTTCCACTATTATTTTGTCCTTGAACATTTACATAGTTCATATTTATTTTATTTGTTGTCATTTCTCTGTTTGTAACTTTTGTTTTATCGTGCGAATTAAATAAGTGTCCTGTAGGTGTTAATCCATTTACATTTCCTGTTTCTCGTAAATTACCTATTACATTTTCTTTGCGTGTAGGTCTAAAAATGTCTAGTATAGGAGCAATTGCTGCCTTTGCCATCCCATAAACTCCACCAAATTCATTGCCTTCCTTTGAGGTTGAGCGATTATTATTTAATATATTATAACTTTGCGAACCATAATCATTAGGATTTGCGTAATTTGTACCAGTAGCACTAGCATTACTTAATGGAAGTCCTGACAAATTTTGTCGTTTTGAGTCTTCGAATTCAGCATTAGTATATGTAGCTTGACCGCTTTGTGCACTTGAACCTGAACCAAAATATTCGCGAGCTGTATCATTTCTATTTTCCATTGGAATTAAATGAGTGCTTCTTATTGGTGGTGCTTGTTCTACTCCAGTTGTTGTAAACCAACGATTGGGTCCCGACTCATACGATTTATCCGGTAAATGTTTTTCAATAACACCTATTTTACTATTAGGTCCTGCCATTTTTATAGGATGTAAAGCAGGACCTTGGTGACCGTCTAAATCAAAAGTAGTTTTAGGTTTATTTTCAGCACGTAAGTCATCTACTGATTTAGGCATCCATGACTCACGAGCCATCATTCCAGAATTAAAACCTCCTCCACCTTGTGTTCCGCCAACATTAAAACCATCTGCGTTTTGAGAACCATATCCCATATTAAGACCGGGTCCAACACGTTGCGGTTCCCATAATGTTACATTAGACATCTTCATTGATTCATTCATACGAGATTGAAAAAAATCACTATTATTAGGAGTGCCATTTGGACGATGAGAATTCTCATCCGGTCTAAATAATGGAGCTATTTCTGATTTTGAAAATTGCTGACTACCATTTCCTTGTTTAGAATCTAATATAGATTCTGTTAAATTTAAATCACCGCTGTAACCACGTAATTTTCCACCATAATAATGTTGCATATTATTATGTTTAAATTCGTCTAAATTTGCTTGCTGACCAGATAACAAATTTACTTGCGTATTTACTATTGGATTTATTTGTGGTAGTGGTAATGTTTCTTCTTTATAATTTGAAAAGTTTTCTGTTTTTCCAGCTCCTCCTGATAAAAATTCTCGTTTTTGAATTTTTTCTTGACTAGCACTATTTTTTATAGCTGCCTTTTTTTCTTGCTCTGATAAAATATATATACTTCCTAATATTACAATAGGTATAGCTAAAGCCGCCATATAATTTAATATATTATAATATTAAATTATATATTTAATAATGTAATAATGAATAATATATTTAATAATGTAATAAAATAATAATATAATAAAATACAAGTTTCTAAATTAAAATGTGAATCTATAAAATTTATACATTTGTTATATTTCTCTCATAATCATAATTATTATTTTGTTGAAAATAATCTTTTTGAACTATTCTTGAACTAATATTATTATGAAAAGGAATACATATATTTTCTTGGGGATTTAAATGTAAGTATTTGAAATTATTAGGTACGCTTAAAGTATCATTTTTTATATTAAAATTATTAACTTCTCTATATACCCATGATGGATGAGTAGCACGAGACTGACTTGTAATTTCATCTTCATAACTTGAATAATTATTTACATTATATATATTATTGGTGTTTAAATAGTTAGCATAATTATTTTCTTTAATGCTATCACGATTTAATTTTCTATGTAAAGAAAATAAATCACTTTCTAAATCTGTTTTATTATTTGATAAATTAGCACCCCATTTTTGTGGTTTAACATATGGATCGCTAAAATATGATGGATTTGTTCCGTTTCCTGGAACATTAATATTATAATTTCCAATATTTGTAGATTCTTCTAAATATTTCTGTATTCTACATGGGTCATCGTAAAATCTAGTAAATGCCATTTATATTAATATTATAATATTAATATAAATTTTATAATATCTTAATTTATAAATATGGAATATATTCCATGCTATTATTATCATAAATAGTAACTCTAAATGTATCAGAATAGCCTTCCACAAATACAGTATCACCATTATATAAATTATCACAACCTTGTGATGAAGTACAACTTTTATTTTTAAACCTAATAGGTAATTTAATCATTCCATTTTTATCATTCATTGTGTAAAAATTCCACTTGTCTCTATTAGAAAATAAAGGTCTTCCTAATAAGGGTA